ATTTTGATAAAGGTTTGGGCATAAGGCCGATAGCTAATCTGCCTGCAGATTTAAAGCAAACTGAGGCGCCATTCTTTGCAACGCCTCCATCCCCTGTCGTGTCTGGTGGGATTGATCTTGATGGCAAGAAAGCGGCAAAAGAGCGTGTCGACATGACACAAAAGCTTTTTGATTTGAATCAACAACTCAGGCAGCAGCAAGAGGCTGGCAATGAACGAGAAGTTGCTACTCTTGAACTAATGATTAGACGGCAACAAATTGCGGAAGGCAACCTGCTGCCGATTGAAAAAGAAAATGAATTACAAGAGGCTCTTTATCGTTTTAGGAGTGACATTTTTGAGCTAGACAAACGCATTGCAGATCAAAGAAAGAAAGACCAAGCTGATGCGGCTAAAGCTTTGCAAGATCAAATTAAAGCTGAGCAGGATGCAGCGCGAAAACGCCTTGAAGCTGACCCTATGTTCCAGATGAAGCAGCAGTTGGAAGAATTGCTTGACGTTCAGAATCAAGCTGCTGCTGGTGCTACTGCTATTGGCAATGCCTTTAGCAATGCTTTCACTAGCATCATCAACGGCACTAAAACTGCGGATCAGGCGATTGCAGACATGCTTTCATCTGTGGCTGAGCACTTCATGGATATGGCAGCTCAGATTATTGCAAAGCAGCTAGCAATCATTGCCTACGGCCTGATCATGAAGGCATTGGGTGTTGGTTTGGGTAGTGCTCCTGACGCAGGCGATGCGATGGATGGCGGCGGCTTTTTGCCAATGATTAGTCCTGGTGAAACACCTTTCGCCGAAGGCGGCTATGTATCCGGTCCTACTCGCGCAATTATCGGTGAAGGCGGTGAATCTGAATACGTTATCCCCGAAAGCAAGATGCGTGAAAGCATGGCGCGTTATTCACGCGGTGCTCGCGGTTCTGCTGTTATTCCTGAAGCAGGAGGCTCTGGAACGTCAGGTGAAGGTCAAGCAATGTCCGGCAGCAATGCAATCGATGTTCGCTACACCGTGGAACGTATCAACAGCGTTGATTATGTGACTGCTGATCAGTTCCAAACTGGAATGCAACAGGCTGCAGCACAAGGTGCTAAACAAGGTGAGCAGCAAACGCTGAAACGTCTGCAAATGAGCGGCAGCACTCGCAAGAGGTTAGGAATGTGACTCAGTACGCTTTCGGCCATGCTCTACGGATCAAGAGCTTCAATGTCAATTCTGGACAGCTAGAACCGTTTCAAAGGTTTCAGAACTTTTTTATCGGCAAACAGATTACGCATGGAGGTCTTGATTACTTCTTTGTTCCATTTGGGTTTTCTGGTGTCACTGTCAACCGCACTGGTGATGGACTTGAAGCTACCGTTGTTTTTCCGAACAATGAGCTAAGCAGAAGCTGGGCCGTCGAAGCAGTCAATGAACATTATGTGATGGAAGTCGATGTCTTGATCATCGAGGATCCTGATCCGACAACTGGTCCGTCTGCTACTCATAGCATTGTTCATACCTTTACGGGATATGTGACAGGAGGTCAGTGGGACAACGTTTCGTTGAACATTGCGCTCAGTTCTGTTTTGGATGCTGTTGGAACGGATGTTCCAAGGCGATCATTGACACGCGCCATTGCAGGCAACCTGCCAATTTCCAACAATGTCAGACTGCAGTGATCTGATCGGGATGCCGTATCGGCTTGGCGCTGATGGGAGTGATGGCTATATCGACTGCATCCACTTGTGTTACAAGGCATTGGAGCGGATGGGAATTGAAGCGCCACCGTTCAAGCAGTCGTGGTATGAGGCAAGCAAATGGGAAGTGTGCCGTGACCTGATGCGTTGGGGTGTTCGCGTAAAAAAGCCAGAGTATGATGGGGACATTCTGCTGCTACCGCAGCAATCCTGGGCTTTTGCAGTTACATGGCAGACGGGAATCTTGTACGTCACTCGCATGTCGGAGAAGGTGCAGTGGTCATCGGCCCGACTATTTATGACGTACCACTGCTTCCGTACGAAAAAGAGTTAATCAAAACGATTGGTGTAACAGAGGAGGAGTATCGAAGATTTACGGCTGAGGTTAGGAAACGTGGAGCAATAAGACCAGCTGAATATGCAGGCATTCCTGATGTTCAAGCAACTGGGACCGAAGCGGTTTTAATCAGCTTGGCAATCAGTCTTGTGCTGACTGGTGTTTCTTATCTGTTAACACCAAAGCCGAAGATGCCAGGCTCTAATAAGCGTGGTGGCATTATTGATCTTGGTGATATTACAGGAGCTAATAGGTTTACACCGTCAAGAGGTTTTGACACGCTTGCAGATCTAGCAGATTATGGATCACCAGTTCCGCTGATTTTTGGTCTTTACCGCGAAGAAGAAGATATTGGCGGGATGCTGGTTACGTTAAAGCTGGTCTGGTCCCGCATGTTCAGCCATGGCACCATGCAACGAGCAAAGTTAATGTTCATTGTTGGTGAGCAAGGTGTACCTGGAACGGGTATTGCTGCACCAGATCTGCAGGGAATTTATTTAGGCAACAACGCGCTTGATTCTGTTTACAAGAACTTCTTTGCGTTTTACTGGAAGGGAGATTCTAGCGGCGACATTGCTAACAGGCGCATTTCAGCAGGTGACAAGGCGCATGGCACCATTGGTGGACCGTCAACTGGTGATCCAGAAACAGTCAAAGGCGATGCAGACGTATTCACTTGCCCAACATTTAATGGTGATGACGATAAAGCATTTTGCCATGCTTATTCACCTGCAAACAATACGCAGTTTGGTGTTTATGGCGCTATTGCAAATGGAACAAGCTATAGGCTAAATTACAGAATTGTTTCGATTGACAACGAAGCGTCTGGCGAGTCTAAAAAGTCATTAACAATACAACGTGTCAAAATTGCAGGCGATTTGAATTATGTGCGATATAAGCTTGGGGCAAACAAGGAAATTGGTGATACCTCTAAGGACGACTTAGAAAAAATCCGTGATCAAAATCAAGCCGGAAAAGGCAGAAACTATAGCCCAAGAATGGGCCTTATTAAGTATAAGCGTGATGGTGGTGCCACAATCAATATCCCGCAAGGAACAACAGTTCAAGGGCAAAAGAATATCTACGGAGGAAGCATTGACAAGACAAGAGAAACGATTGACAACGTTCAAGTTGGAGACAAGCTAACATTTTTAATTAGCAATAGTGGCATAGGCTCTGACTTTTACGAACGAAAAGACAGGCGTGAGAGTGTTGAGGAAATCAATTCAACTGTCGAGGCATTGCAAGTTGAGGCTGATGCAACTTTGCAGTTAGGAGAACAGGTTGAAATCGGTGGATGCATCTGGAAAGTTATAGACAGGAGTCAAGCTCAATTCAATCCCGAAAACAATATCAGCCAGGAAATCATTCTTCGATGTGTTGATACTTCTACTTCTATTGGCAAAAAAGTTGGCATTGTATCTAAATTTGCAGTAGTAACTCCAAGTCATGAATACATTGGCGACAGCGGTGAAGACGTTCAGCAGGGCATCGGTGAAAAGTTCTACCCATTAACGAAAGTTGTAATCGGAAGTGTTCGCAATAATCGTCCAGCCGTTTCAACAGAGATTGGAATCAAGAGCACCGTTTATCAGCGTTTGAATGGCTTGTGTGCATTTAATGGCCTGCCAAGTCCTGATGAGATTGAAAGATATGACAAGGATGGCTATCAAGTCAATACGGGCACAATTACAGCAAGTATTGTTCGATCTTCATTCTTCCGCGTATTTATCAAAAAAGCCTCAGACCCTGATGAAAACTTTGTGCCGTTCCCTTACTACTTTGTGGTTAGAGGTCAGCGTCCTGTTGCCCAGTACAACTTCATCAGATTTCAAGGCTTAGAAGCGCGAGAGCTTGAGTTTAAGTTTGTGCCGATTTCAGGCAGTGACATCAACAACATTCCAGACAATACCGTGTATGAATTAACGCAATCAGTTTCTACAAATAGCGACAGCAGCCTTGATTCGTCTTTAGCTGTAGTTGCTAAAAACATGAAAAATATCGGAACAATGACTGCTGTTTTTAATGGACGAAAGATAGAAGGGTGGAAGCAACGCATACAGCTAAACAAGGAATTTACGCGAGGTGCTCGCGATCTTTCTGGAACTGAAGGCCAAATTTTGCCAACAGCAGTTGAATACAATCAAGTTTTGCCCAAGGAGGAGCAGGCCGGAAATACTGCGACTGGTGATATGACACGGCTGAAAAACCAATCAAACGCAACGACAACACAAGGCAAAATTGCTGCGTTTTTTCATGAAGTCATTGGTGACGCTGATGATTCTCAATATATATCAGGCAGGTTTTATAGGTTTTTGAGTTTTGAATACATAGACAATGAGTCAAGTCGCTGGATGCACGTTCAGTGGAAAGTCAAAAAGGATCCACTTGATAGTGACATGGCAACCTGGAGCGGCAAGACGCATTCATGGAGGTTTGAAGAGGCAAGAATTCTTGGCAGCGGTATTGGCAACAGAAAAGGTGATGAAGTGCTAATTAGACGCGGCTTGAGCGGAACAAATGCCATAGGCAGTTCTGAGCCAGCGTATTCATCAAGCAATCCATTCAGGCAACCTGACGGCCAAGATTTAATGCAATGGTCAGGCATGTTATTCAAAATCAACCAAGAAGAAGAAACTGATCCAATTCCTGCAAGAAGCCAAGCATATCGGTATTACTTGTTTGACAATACAAATCCAGAAGATGCTGTTGGAACGACAAAAACTGTTCAAAAAGTTTTTACAAGCGGAGGGAAAAGTATAAGGCTAAAAATTACAGGCGAAGCATTGCTAAATACTGTCGGTTATCAGTCAGGAAAGTTTGTTGATGACGACAACGCTTATTACAATGTTGGCAACAAGGCACGCTGGCGCATTAACTCAATTGAAGTTGTTCAAGGCAGTGACACGGATGCAGGTTGGGAAAAAGGTGAAACTTTCAAAGAGCTTCATACACCTACCAATTCAAATCCATTCAAAACATCCTACGACAAGGTTGGGCATCAATTTATAGTCAAGAACGTTGATGACACAGGAACTCCACCAATTGTTGAAGCGGAAGAAACGTTTGTTGAGTCATCGCAGGTCACTGACATCAGTCAATATCGTGATTTTGTAGAAAAATCAAACCTTAATCAACCAGAGCATGAGATTGTATACGTCAATGAGATACAGCCGAATGAAAAAGTACCAACCTTTAGCAACTTGACGTTGGCAGGGCTTTCGTTGAAGGCTAGCCGCAACTTCACGCAGCTTGATCAACTCCGCTGCTGGCTTGCTAGCGGGATGCATGTGGAGCGGTTGCATCCAGAAAGGCAACGTGTTTACAACGACACGAATGAGGTTGGTCCTAGCAACCTGTTTACTGATCTTGCCTACTTCTTGCTGACTGATCAGGTTGCTGGTGCGGGTGGTCTGTTAGCAATGAACCGTGATAACCCGAATCTTATTGAAAAAGATCAATTAATTTTAACGTCAAGGTTCTTGTTTAAGGAAAGAATGTTTTTCAATGGTCCGATTGTTGAGCGGACTAACTTGCGTCAGTTCATCATGGATGTTGCACCATTCTTCTTGTGTAACTTTGTGATCATTGACGGCAAGTTTAGCCTGAAGCCTGCGCTACCCATTGACCAGTTTGGCAACGTGATTGAAGGCGCTGTTCCAATCGCACAGCTCTTTACTTCTGGCAATATCTTGGAGGATACCTTCAGGGTTGAATATCTCAGCGCAGAAGAACGCAGGGCCTTTAGAGCAGTTGTACGTTTCAGACAAGAGCGAAAAAATAGCCTGCCAGAAGAGAAGGCAATCAGCGTCAGGGCGACACAAAACAACAGATTGTTTGCTGATGCTGGTGTCAATGTGCTGCCTGTCGAGCAGTTTGACCTGACTCAGTTTTGCACTTCACAGGAACACGCTGAAAAGGTTGCCAAGTATTTCTTGGCATTGCGTGCTCTTGTTACGCATACGATTAGCTTTTCAACAACTCTTGAAGGCTTGAACATTCAGGCCGGTTCATTTATCAAAGTTGTTACTGAGTCAAGCCCTTATAGCAGCGCAAACAATGGGACAATTGATAGTTCTGGGGTTGTTACCAGCGTCATTGATTTAGCAGACGGCACTTACAACGTCGTTTATTTCCAGATTGGATCTGAGGAGGTTCAGGATGGAACGATGTTCGTTGCTGATGGCATTGTGACTGAGACAACATTCCACGACACAGTGTTCACCATCAAAAACGATGAGATCAGTACCAATACATATGTTGTCGAGCAACTGACATTTTCAGATCAAGGCACGGTTGATATTGTCGCGT